TGATGGTGCGGATATTGGTTTTTCATCTGATCGTGAATTAGATTCTATTGAACTGGTTGCAGAGGATTATGAATATACGGACGTTCGGACAAGATTATTCCAGTAAATAATATATTTAAAGGAGAAAGATAATGGATGGACTAAAAATGAAATACTTTGTTTTAAACCCGACAAAAGATGACTCATATGGTCACGCATCAAGACAGGCAATGCGCACATATGCAAAAGAGATCTGGGCCGAGAACCCTGAATTATCAAATGATCTGTTTAGATGGGCAAGCGATGCAGAAACAGAAAAAACGGATAATAAGAAAAATGCAATCGACTCCGCTGCGCTACGCGAATGATTTTTAACATTGGCTCGAAATTTGTGCCAAATTCAACCAATAACAACGCTTCTACGGGCAAGCCGCAGAGCGAACCAAAAGGACTAAATAAATGAATGAGAAACCGGCAACAACCATGGAAATTATAGAAAAAACGCAGGAATACCTTTCTTACATTAAAGAACACGTTTTGAATGTCAGAAAGGCATGGGGTGAACTTCAAGAAAAGTGTAAAGATATGCGTTTTATGTGGGATGACTATTATTTTTTCTCAATTTCTGATGAAGTTGATTTTCACGATATCTCAAAATTATCTGAGCAAGAATTTGTACAATATCGGAAATCTTTTTATCCTACGGATACCGAGCCAAAATACGATATATCTGAAGCATGGGAACATCATAAAAATAAAAACCCACATCATTGGGAAAATTGGACATCAATAAAATGGGTAGATAACCCAACCGTTGAGGTTCACATGGTTCACATGGTCCTTGATTGGATGGCAATGGGTTATAAGTTTGGGGATACAGCACAGGAATATTATGAATCTAACAAGGACAAAATCAAGCTACCCGATTATGCCGTGAAATTCATCTATGAGATTTTTAGTCGGATAGAAAGCGGGTCACGCGCCCGCCAATAAAATAATGCACCGGACAAGCCGGTGATCATTACATTATTTTATCATTTGTTACTGCAGCCAGTTAAAGGATTTAACAATGAAAAATCCAATCGAAATTTGCGCGGAAATAAAAAGGGAAACAGATGCCGCTTTTTTGATTTCTGATGATGGGGACAAAGAGGTCTGGATCCCAAAATCTTTAGTGGAAACTGACCAGGACGGCGGACCAGGTGACACGATAATTTTCACTATGCCGGAATGGCTGGCAATCAAAAACGGGTTTGTTTAATTAATATGGAGCAACTTTTCAAAGATAAAGAGATCCAGGATTTTACAAAACAGCGCGCCTGGTGCTCTGATGATTTATGGAAAACCCTGTCAGGTATCCGGGAGTTTTTATTTTCCCGGCCTGAAAAAAAGATCTTGAGAAAACAAAAACCGATTAAGGTTTCCGACTGGGCAGAAAAATATCGGATCCTGACCATGTCGGTTCTGCCCGGGATCTGGCACAATGATGTGACCCCGTATTTGACCGGCATAATGGATGCAGCTGCCCTGCCTTTTGTCCGTGAAATCAATCTTTGTGCAACGCCCCAGGCTGGCAAATCCGAGGCGGTTCACAATTTTGTCGGGTATTGCATTGACCGGGCGCCGGGTCCCGTCCTGTATATTTACCCGGATGAAAAGACAGCTGTGGAAAATTCAAAGGACCGGATCCTGCCCATGATCGAGGCCGCCCCCCGGCTGCAGAAATATCTGACTGGCCAGGAAAAAGATAAGTCCTCATATCGGATTAATTTATCCCATATGAAAATATTTTTGGGCTGGGCCAGGTCGGTTTCCAGTGTTGCAAATAAACCCATAAAATATGCCATTGCCGACGAAGTGGACAAACCAGGTTTTGACCCTTCTAAAAAAGAAACCGGACCCCTGGAACTGATCGACAAACGCCTGACAACTTTCAGGCCGGTATCAAAGTTTTTTAAAATTTCCACCCCGACGCTTGAGTCCGGGAACATCTGGCAGGCGCTTAATAGCTCAGACGTGATTTTCGATTATCATGTCCATTGCCCTTTTTGCGGTATGATCCAGCTGATGGAATTCAAAGGGATCAAATGGGACGGTGGACATGAAGCAGACCCCAAAGAACTTAAAAATAAAGGTTTGGCATGGTATGAGTGCGAACACTGTCAAGGCAAATGGGATGAAAGTATCCGGGACCAGGCGGTCCGAAAAGGGGTATGGATTGCCCGGGACACAAAAATTTCAATTAACACATATCTTGAAAAATTTCGGCCGTCTGTTATCGGGTTTCATGTCCCGGCCTGGATTTCTTATTTTGTTTCATTTGGTGAGATTGCGGCGGCTTTTCTTTTGGGGCTGCATGATCCTGTCAAGGCCCAGGATTTTTATAATTCATACGAGGCCCGGCCGTATGTGTCCAGGGTCAAAACAAAAAAAGAAGATGAAATAATGGAACACATAAACGATCTACCCGGGGGTATTGTTCCGGCGGATGCTGTGGCCCTGACCTGCGGGGTGGATGTTCAAAAGGCGGGTTTCTGGTTTGTGGTCCGGGCCTGGAAAAAAGACTTGTCCAGTCACCTGGTCCAGTATGGATTTTTATCAACCTGGATGGACGTGGAAACCCTGCTTTTTCAAACCCGGTATCAGGTCGAGGGCAAAGGGGCTGGCGATAAAATGGGGATCTGGCGGACCGGGATCGACAGCGGCGGCGGCAAGTCCAGCGATGATGATTGGAGCAAGACCGAGGAAGTATATGCCTGGATCAGGACCATGGGCCGTGATAAGGCTTTTGCCATTAAAGGCGCGTCCAGGCCCCAGATCAAAAAAGTGAAACCCAGTACCATTGATAAAATGTCCCGGGGTAACAGAGTTATAAAGGGCGGCCTGGTCCTTTATTTTCTGGACGTCAACCAGTTAAAAGAACTTTTTCATTGGCGTCTGTCAAGAGAATTGGATCAGCCCCAGGCCATAACTTTAAACGCTGATACAGGGCTTGATTATGCCCGGCAGATCACGGCCGAGGTAATAGAAACCGACAGGAACGGGAAAAAATCCTGGGTCCAGATCCGGCGGGACAACCATCTTTTGGATTGTGAAAACATCGCGGCAGCCTGTGCAGATCATGAATGGGCGCCATCATTATCCTATATTTCCAAAAAAGCTACCAGGCCCCGAAAAAAACCGGCCAGTAAAACGTCCCGGGGGTTTGTCAATTCATGGAAATAAAACTGGTCTTTAAAGGGGCAAAGGAAATTTGTGCAGCTGTTGGGATCAACTGGAAAGAGATGGCATATTATGTATCGAAAAAAAAACTGCCTGCTTTTAAGATTGACGGAAAAGGGGCATGGATTGCAAGGCCGTCTGATTTAGAAACCTGGGTGGAAAAACAAAGGGATGAAAACCTGAAAAATTTATAGATTCAAGCCGTCTGATAATTCCACAGGCGCTTTTTTAAGAAAAACAAGTCTTTTTAACCCCGGTATCAAGCCGGGGTCTTTTTTTGCCTATTTAAACCCCTGTCAATAGCCCATTGCGTCCCATTGCGTCTTTTTAGTATCCTTTTTTATCCTTTTTTAATTTTCTGAAAAAACCCGGCTTATAATTTCCACAATTTTAAAAATATTAAATTTTTTATCAATACTGAAAAAAGAGGATTTAATGACCTATGTAACAGTATTAGACAAAATCCCCAGTCAATTAACGGCAGGGATTTCTGCGTCCTGGTCAGTATCTTTGTCTGATTATCCGGCGTCGGAGTCCTGGGTCATAACGTATACCCTTATCAAATCGGACAACCAGATCCAGATCGAATCAACTGCGGACGGCAATGACCATTTGATCGAAATTGCCGCCGCAACTACTGCAGCATATGACCCCGGCGAATACGAATTCCAGGCCCATATTACAAACGGGACAGAAAAATATCAGATTGACGCGGGTGTCATCGAGATCCTGACCGATTTTGCCACCCAGGACAGTGGTTATGATTACAGGTCCCATGTCAAAAAAGTCCTGGACGCTTTGGAATCTGTCATCGAGGGCCGGGCCAGCAAAACGCAATTATCCCAGAAAGTGGGCAATTTTGAAGTGCAGCACATGAGTCTTGCCGAGCAGATCAAATACCGGGACCTGTATAAAGCAAAATACAAACGGGAATTAATTGCAGCCGGGAAAATCAAATCATCAAGGGTTATAAAAATGAGGTTTGTATAATGTGGCCATTTAAGAAAAAAAGAAAAAGAAAAGTCAAGGCATACCAGGCCGCCAGTATGGGCCGATTGACAGCTGACTGGAATATCCAGCCGACGTCTGCCGATGCAGATATTATTCCTAATCTTAAAATTTTACGGGCCAGATCCCGGGACCTTTGTCAAAATAATGATTATGCAAAGCGGTTCATGAATATGCTGAAAGTCAATGTGATTGGTCACAAAGGAATTTTGCTGCAGAATAAAGCAAAGGACAACAATGGCAAGCATGACACGGTGGCAAATAAAAAGATTGAAACCGCCTGGACGGCCTGGGGCAAAAAAGGCACTTGCACCATGTGTGGTGGATACAGCTGGACAGGACTGCAGCAGGCAATTATTGAGGCTGTGGCCAAAGATGGCGAAGTCTTAATCCAGAAAGTATTGACCGGGCCTTTTGGTTTTTCCCTGCATTTGATTGAAATTGATTACCTGGACGAAAATTACACTATTCCCAGGGAACGGATCAAGGGCGGAGTCAAACGCGATAAATGGGGCAGGCCGGTTAAATATTATCTTTTGAGTGATCACCCCGGCGAAACTGCAGGGACCATGATCACAAAATCCCATGTCGAAATTTCGGCCGAAAATA